GAATTAGACGCCCTCTCAGTGGCTCAAATCCTCAAGAGCGGCTACACCAACCCAGTAGTGTCTCTGCCCTCTGCTACACCCTCTAAGAAGCTCTGGGAGAACTGTGCGGACTGGCTTAATAGCTTCGAGAAGATTATTCTGTCCGTGGACAACGATGAGGCAGGTAATGCTCTGGCTGATAAGGTATCCAAGCTGTTTCCTAACAAGGTCTACCGTGTTGACCACCGACCATTCAAAGATGCTAATGACTTCCTACAGGGTGGTAAGGCAGCAGAGTTCAAGAGTGCATGGTGGAACGCACGTAAGTACACACCTGAGAATGTTCTCAATAGTGCCGAGGACTTTCTGTCTCTCTATAATGACACACCTGAGCATCAATATGTTAAGACTGGTATTCAGGCTCTAGACGATAAAATCTTGGGGCTGATGCAAGGTCACTTCACGGTGATTAAGGCACCAACTGGTATCGGTAAGACTGAGATCATGCGTTACTTGGAATACAACATGATCCAGCAGGGTGTTCCCATCGCTGCATGGCACTTGGAAGAGACCAAGTTACGCTCTTTGTTAGGTCTGGTATCATACGAGTGTAATGACAACCTGACACGACGAGACTTGATCATAGAGAAAGATGCGAATGATCGTGTTATCGCTGCTATTAAATCTGTAACAGGTAAGGAACTGTTCTATCAATTCTTCCTTGGTGATGGTCAGGGTGCCGACGAATTGTGTGAACAGATTAGATACTTTGCTGTGGCATGTGGATGTAAGTTCGTGTTCTTTGAACCTATCCAAGATGTCGTTGTTGGGTCGTCAGAGGAAGGTAAAGAAACTATGCTTGCTGACCTATCTGTTCGACTATCTAAACTAGCAGCAGAACTTAACGTAGGGATCGTGACCATCGCACACACTAACGAGAATGGTGATCCTAAATACTGTAAGATGATTGGACAACGTGCGTCTGTCATTATCGACCTGTCTCGTGACAAAGAGGCAGAGAGTTTAGAAGAACGAAACACAACGTATATACGTGTTGAGAAGAACCGACCATGCTCCGAAGAAGGTGCCGCTGGTATGATGAGGTTCAGCACAGATACATTCACACTACGAGAGGTAATGTAACTTATGACAACAGTATTTGACATTGAAACGGACGGTCTTTTAGATCAGATGACCAAGATTCATGTCTTGTCTTATTCGGATGACAACAAGACCGTTATCCACACACATGACTATGACGAGATGCGGGAGTTCTTCTTAACACGTAAAACCCTCGTAGGTCACAACATCGTAAGGTTCGACATCCCAGCGGTAGAAAAGCTACTTGGGATCAAAGTAGAGGCCCGTCTGATCGACACCTTGGCACTTAGCTGGTACATCCACCATGACCGCCTCAAGCATGGCCTAGAGGGTTACGGAGATGAGTATGGTGTACCAAAGCCTGTGATTAAGGATTGGAACACGCTAACACCAGAGGAGTATGCACACCGCTGCAATGAAGACGTGAAGATCAACAACCGTCTTTACTTGTTACTGAACATGAAGCTCAACAAGCTATACGACAACGAGAATCATAAGAACCGTCTGATCGACTACCTTACGTTCAAGTTAGACTGCGCTCGTGAGCAAGAGGAACTACAGTGGAAACTAGACGTTCCAAAGGCACAAGAAGCCTACGATGAAATTAGCCGTCTCAAAGAGGAGAAGGTTGAGCAACTGGCAGAAGCTATGCCAAAACGTATGCTGACACGTATGGTAACACAACCAAAGGTCATGCATAAGAAAGACGGAGAGTTGTCCTCACATGGAGAGAAGTGGGTAGCACTATGCAAGGAGTATAAGCAGTCTCTCACATCTATTGGCTTCAAGATCAACACAGGGGAAGAACGAGGCAACCCTAACTCTAACGATCAGGTCAAAGACTGGTTGTATAGTTTAGGTTGGAAGCCACGCACGTTCAAGTTTGTCCGTGATAAGAAGACTGGGGATGAGCGTCAGATTGAGCAGGTACGCAAAGGTAGTGAGCTATGCAGCAGCGTAGTTGACCTCGCCTCTGTAGACCCTGCTGTAGACCTTCTGGATGGCCTTACAGTGCTGACGCACAGGGCTGGTATCCTAAAGTCTTTCTTGGAGTGCCATAAAGATGGTTATCTACAGGCTGGTGTCGCTGGTCTTACTAATACGTTCCGCTTTAAGCACTTCAAGCCACTGGTCAATCTACCATCAGTAGATAAGCCATACGGTGATGTGATCCGAGGGTGTCTTACTTGTCCTGATGGTTACGTTCTAGCGGGTGCTGACATGACATCTTTGGAAGATACGACTAAACGACACTACATGAAACCATTGGACCCTGACTATGTGGAGGAGATGAGCAGGGAGGGTTTTGACCCACACTTGGACTTGGCATTACATGCTGGTGTTATCAATCAAGATGACATCGACAAGCACAATTCTGGTGAACGGTCACTCAAGGCTCTGCGTAAGAACTACAAGGTGGTTAACTACAGTGCCACGTATGGCGTAGGAGCGCCTAAGCTGGCCCGTGAGACGGGTATGAGCAAGGGTGAGGCTAAGACCCTACTGGATGCCTTCTGGTCACGTAACTGGGCCATTGAGAAAGTAGCAAGCACCGTGCGTGTCCGAGAGGTTATGGATGGCATGTGGCTACTAAACCCTGTGTCAGGCTTCTGGCATAGTCTACGCAGTGACAAGGATCGTTTCAGTACGCTTAACCAAAGCACTGGGGTGTTCTGTTTTGATACGTGGGTAGCAATCTGTCGCAAGAATGGCATTAAAGCTGTCGGACAGTTTCACGATGAGATTATCGCTTTGGTGAAGAAAGGAGACGAGGGAAAGGTAGAGAACCTGATGCATGAAGCTGCAATCATGCTGAACGATAAGGTTAAACTAAACGTCCCGCTTGGGACTGATGTGCAATTCGGCAACACGTATGCTGATATTCACTAAAACGTAAAATAAATCTTGGGAACCCTGCATAAGATTCGAATTTATGTCCCTATAGTATAATACCACCACAGTGCTGCACAGCAGCTTAAACAAAAAGGAAGACCCGACGATGGCTAAATTCACAATGGATATGGTTCTGGAATACGCTAAAGTATTTGAAGAGAACCGAGATATGGGCAGTGATCTAAACAACGCTGCTAAAAAGGCAATGAAGCACAACGGTCAGTATGTAGTTAACGCATATCTTACCGACCCTGCACAGGAACAAGAGCTTTTGGATGGGGGACTAGACCCTAAGCCTATGGGTAATGAACGGATTAAGCAAGGTAACGACTTCGGTATTGGTCGGTATCTCAAACTAACCCGTATGCACGACCATGTTATGACCTTCTCCGACAAGAACGGGAAGCAAACCGAGGTTGACTTCGGAGGTAAGCCAGCGGTAGTTAATCTTACCAATGGTGTCGAGAACAAGGCATGGTGGTCATTTGAGGGTGATGGCACACTTGGCAATGGCACTAAAGCTAAGGTTCAGTTCGAGACATACGCTAATGGTGCTGGTGTTCGATTGATTGCGATTGGTGTAACAGATCACGTTGCTTGGGAAGATAATTCAATTCCAAGTGAAGACGATCAACTGTTTATGGTAGGATAAAGTAGTGCGAGTAAGTATTGATTTCCATTTCGACAAAGAAGACGATGGCTATGATGGTAGCTCAAGCGCAAGTCGTGATGGAGTATATGACCTACACACTATGGCACAGTTCTTCACCGATGCCATGAAGGGCGCAGGTTTCAGCTACGTTGTTGATGTAGGTTTTGAAAAGGATGATGGTAATATCGTCTTTGGGGAGTTCTAAATGAGTAAGGGCAAAGTGCTAATCGACGGGGACATAATTGCCTATCGTGCAGCCTTTGCCACTCAGGACTTAACTAAGAAGGATGCTACAGCGAAAGTTGACGAGCTTATGGATTTTATTATCGGTGAGACCGTTGACTTTCCCTTCCCGTCTGAGAGTGACTACCAAACATACATAACTGGATCGACAAACTTTCGCTTTGACATTGCTAAGTCAGCCCCATATAAGGGGAACAGGGCAGCAACTGAGAAGCCTAAGCATCTGGGATTAACTAGAAGTCACTTGCTAGATAAGTATTCTGCCATTATTAGTGTCGATGAGGAAGCTGATGATCTAATCTCTAAGGCTGCTGCTGCACTTGATTATAAGTGTGTCGTAGCCTCCATTGATAAGGATATGTTACAGTTACCTTGTTGGCACTATAATTTTGGTAGGAAAGAGTGGACTAAGGTTACACCAACAGAAGGAACATTATTCTTTTACACACAAATCTTAACTGGAGATAATGCAGACAACATCAAGGGTCTTTACGGTATTGGACCTAAGAAAGCAGATAAACTGTTAGATGGGTGCGACACAGAAGAGAGTATGTGGGATGTCGTATTCAAAGCCTATGATGGAGACGTTGATAGGATTATTGAGAATGCGAGGTTACTATGGCTAAGACGGTACGACAACGAAATGTGGGAGCCGCCTCAAGTGGTCTAAAGCATGGGTATAGGTCAGGTCTAGAGGATCGTATCTCTGACCAACTTAAAAGTCTATCCGTTCCGTTCAAGTATGAGAAGTTCAAAATCAAGTATGAGGTTCACGAGACTAGAACTTACACACCTGACTTTGAGCTTCCCAACGGTATTATTGTAGAATCAAAAGGGCGGTTTGTTCCTGACGATAGAAAGAAGCATTTACTTGTAAAGAAACAGCATCCAGAGCTTGACATACGGTTTGTGTTCAGCAATAGTAAGGCTAAGATCAGAAAAGGGTCTAAGACAAGCTACGGCGACTGGTGTGACAAGAATAATTACATCTACGCAGATAAGCTGATACCAGAGGAATGGATAAGAGAAGATGGGAAAAAGAAGTGACTATGTTAGGGTTGAACGTGACTTCTATCCTACACCAATAGCCGCTGTTGAGCCATTGATCCCGCACTTGCCTTACGCATTTGATTATGTAGAGCCATGTGCGGGAGATGGGCGACTGGTACAACACATAACTGAGCTAACAGAGGGTCATGGTGAGTGCCTATTTCAGTCTGACATTGAACCTAGAGCTAACCATATTAAGCAAGCTGATGCATTAGAGCTTGACTTTGGTTCTTATGGTGTTATGGATTACTGCATTACTAACCCACCGTGGGACAGGAAGATACTGCATCCGTTCATTGAGCGTTGGTTGGACATATGCCCTACTTGGTTGTTGTTTGATGCTGATTGGATGCACACTAAGCAGTCGGCCATGTATATGACTTACTGTACAAAGGTTGTAAGTGTTGGCAGAGTTAAATGGATTGAGGGAAGTAAGAGCGTTGGTAAAGACAACTGCGCTTGGTATCTCTTTGATGGAATGGCAGAGGCTAAAACAGAATTTTATGGGAGAGTGTTATGATTAGTCAAGACGATATAGACGCAATGACACCTACTGAGATGGTAGATGAGTTTGCTACTACAGCTAAACAACCTGCAAACAAGGAGATGTCTATTGACTTGATATGGGAAGAGGCTTGTGAGTGGTATGACGAGGTAACTGACCCTGAAGGTTATCACAACCCTGTAGCGGAATTAAAAGAGTTGGCCGACTTAGTTTACGTGGCTTATGGTCGTGCAAGGACTATGGGTTATAATCTAGAAGAAGCTGTTGCTCGTGTTCACAAGAACAACATGGGTCGAATGAAACAACCAGATGGGACTATTCAGTTTCGAGAGGATGGGAAAGTGATGAAGAATAAAGATTACCCCAAAGTAGACCTGAGTGATCTGGTATGAACTATTTATGGCGACTATTTAACTACCTGACCACACGATCAGAACACCGACGTGTGATTAAAGAGCTTAACCGTCTTACAGACGCAGAGCTAAAAGACATTGGTATTTTCCGATGTGACATTGACCGATTGGTCTGGCTTGAAGCGGATAAAAAACAACGAGGAAACAAAAATAATGATTAGTAACCACCTCCCCACAGACTACCAAGCCTTTATCCACAAGTCACGTTACGCACGATGGCTTGATAAGGAAGGCCGACGAGAAAGCTGGGGTGAGACAGTATCCCGTTATATGGATAACTTGGTAAAGCCTCTCGCTGGTGATGACAGCTACATCAAGGACATTGAGGACGCTATCCTTAACCTTGAGGTAATGCCCTCTATGCGGGCCTTGATGACAGCTGGCCCTGCCTTCAACCGTGATAACACAGCAGGTTACAACTGTAGTTACATGCCAGTAGATGACCCTAAGTCATTTGATGAGGCTATGTTTATCTTGTTGTGTGGCACTGGTGTAGGCTTCTCTGTTGAGCGACAGTTCATCAGCAAGTTGCCAGAGGTTCCTGAGACGATCTTTAAGAGTGATACGACAATCATTGTTAAGGATAGCAAGGAGGGTTGGGCTAAGGCACTACGACAGGTCATTGCATTACTCTATAGTGGTGAAGTGCCTAAGTGGGATGTGTCTCAGGTTCGTCCAGCAGGGGCCAAGCTAAAGACCTTTGGTGGTCGTGCGTCAGGTCCAGCACCTTTGATTGACTTGTTTAACTTTGTTACTCGTGTATTTACTGAAGCTAAGGGACGTAAGTTGTCCTCTCTTGAGTGTCACGACATCATGTGTAAGATTGGTGAAGTTGTCGTTGTCGGTGGTGTTCGCCGCTCTGCTATGATCTCTCTGTCTAACCTGTCAGATGACCGTATGCGTCACGCTAAATCTGGGTCATGGTGGGAGAACGATCCCCAACGTGCATTGGCTAACAACTCTGTGTCTTACACAGAAAAGCCAGATAGTTTGTCGTTCATGCGTGAGTGGATGGCTCTAGTGGAAAGTGGCTCAGGGGAACGTGGGGTATTCAATCGACAAGCATCTAAGGTACAGGCAGCTAAGAATGGTCGGCGTGATCCTAACTTCGAGTTCGGTACGAATCCTTGCAGCGAGATAATTTTACGCCCATACCAGTTCTGCAACCTAACCGAGTGTGTGGTTCGTGCAACAGATACTTTAGAGACACTAGAACGTAAGGTTCGTATCGCAACTATTCTTGGTACGATCCAATCTACTCATACTAAGTTTCCTTATCTGCGTAAGATTTGGCAGAAGAATACAGAAGAAGAACGATTGCTTGGTGTGTCATTGACAGGCATTATGGATAACCCTCTAATGACGACAAAGAACAAAGGATTGGAGAAGACCCTTGAGCATCTTAAATCTATTGCTGTTGCTACTAACGCTGAGTGGGCTGAACGTCTTGGCATACCTGTCGCTACTGCTATTACATGCGTTAAACCTTCAGGAACGGTATCCCAGCTTGTTGACTCTGCCAGCGGTATTCATGCTAGGCACTCCGCCTATTATATTCGTACTGTGCGTGGTGACAATAAAGACCCTCTGACACAGTTTATGAGTGACCAAGGCATCCCTAACGAGCCTGACGTAATGAAGCCTGACCAAACTACGGTCTTTAGCTTCCCTATGAAAGCTCCTACAGATGCAGTGGTAACTGCTGATATGTCTGCCATTGAACAGCTTGAGATGTGGTTGGCCTACCAGCGTAGTTGGTGTGAACATAAGCCCTCCGTGACAATCAATGTCAAGAAGGACGA